TTACACGTCGACCGTGAAGATGCCCGGGGTCTCGTAGACGGTGACGCCCTCCACGATCTCGCCGGTCTCGGTCAGGGTTGCGATGTCGCCGGTGTAGCTGAGCAGCTTCTTCAGATCGGCCCAGCGGGTCGACTCCTCGACCTTTACGAGCTCGCCGTAGCCGTTGGCCTTGAGCCACGGCACCAGCTTGGTCTCGTCGAGCTTGGTCTTGGTTGTGCCCTTCTTGAAGGTCAGGGTGCCAGAGAGGAGGCGGTACTTCTCCGTCGTCTTGGTCTCCTTGTGGGGAACGGTGGCGAAGAAGTCGGCCAGACAGCTCGTGAGGTACGAGGTGCCGTTCTCCATGCGCTTGCGGGCGGCGGCTACTTTCTCGTTGATGGCCGCGATCTGCTCGTCGGCCAGTGCCTTCAGGCGGTCGTACTCGCTGCGCTCGTCGGCGATCTTGCGGATTGCCCAGTCGGCGCAGCGGTCGTCGGTGATGCGGAACGGGGCGCGCTCGCCCTCTGCAACGGTGCCGAGGTCGACCTGCTCCAGCTCGTCCAGCGTGGCAGCAGGCAGCAGCTCGGCCTCCTGCGTGGTGGTGGCCTCTGCGTCTGCCTGCTCGGCAGCGAGGGCCGCGGTGGTCTTATCGCTCATTGTTGTGCTCCTTTCTTTCGGTGACGTTGAAGGTGAGCATCACGCCGCAGGTGACAGGGGTGACGCTCTCGAGCTCGAGGTCGCGGCCGCTGCGGAGGTGCAGGGTCTCGCCCGGCTTCATTTCGGTGAGGTGTTTCATCTGGTACTCCTTTCTGCAAAGAAACGGTGCCCGCCTTCCTCGATGACGAAGATCTGACTCTCGTGGAAGTCGCTGGTCACGAGGGCGGGGTTGTAGAAGTAGAGGATCGGCTCGTCCACGACGGTCTCGCCTCGGTCGAACACGGCCGCGACGGCGTCCTTGACGCGCTGTGTGGGATCCGGCCGGCTCTTGGTGTAGCTGTAAAGGACGACGGCCTCAGAGGGGTCGACGCCGCGCTTCTCGGCTGCGTTGAGGATGCACTGAGCGACGAGCATCTGGCCCTCGAAGGGCTCCCCGCCGGCCTCGGCCATGACCACGCGCTCGACGACGTCGCGCTCGGCGTCGGTCAGAGGGTAGCGCACGGCGGGCTCGGTCGGCTCCACGGTCTCAGCGGCCGGTGCGGAGGTGTCCGGGATGTATGTGCCGACGGTGGTGGTCGGCGGCAGGATGTTGGTCTCCTGCTTGCTGCCGGTCGGGGTGGTGAAGATTGCCACAGAGATGCCGCCCAGCAGAAGGACGGCAGCGGCCAGCGTGGCAGCTCTCAGGGCTTTCCTCTTGGCACGGCGGCGCCGGCGTGTTATACTTGCGGTGCGGGATCCGTATGCTGGCAGGCTGCTGGATCTTCTCGCATGGGTCGCCCGGTCGCAACGGGCGGCCCTTTCTTTTGTGGTTTCCATTGGTTTCTCCTTTCACTGAGCCCGTGCGACGGTCAGATCACAGAGGGCGTGAGTGAGGTCGCTGAACTCGGTCTCTCGGACGGTGTCAGCGGTCAGCAGCACAAGGTAGTCATTGTCGTAGTAGTCGATCTCGGGGTGCCGCTGCCGGTTTACTTCGTTTTTGTGGCGGGCGTAGGGCTCGGCACGGTTCCAGACGTCGTCAGGGATCCAGCGGTCGAGGCGATCCTCGACGCGCTCGCGCAGCTCCTCGCTCGTGATCGTGATCTCCGGGCCCATGCTGTCACCTCCGCGCCACGCGGGCCGGGAGCGTCTGCTCCGGGCGAGTCAGGCCCTTGCTGAAGCTCTGCGGCTCATATCTGACGCCCACGATCCGGCGGCCGCTGACGCCGTACTTGGGGTTGTAGCCGAACAGGTTGACGTAGCTGCCGAGATCCTCGCGCTCGTCGTCCATCGCCTTCAGCACCTCGAACAGGGCCAGCACGTCGTCGATGGCGCGATGGCTGTTCTGCACCTTGCCGGTGAGGTCGTAGGCGATGATCGCGTTGGCGAGCTTGTGCGGGTAGGCCCTGCGGTCTTTGTAGACCGTCAGACTGTCCAGCCAGTCGATCCGGCCGACCTTCTGGCCGCGGAGCAGGCCACGGAGAAAACAGGCGTCAAACTGTGCATTGTGGGCGATCATCAGGGTCGGGCCGTTCTGCATGAGCTTGGCGATCTGGCCGGCTGCCTTGACCGGCTGCACGCCCTCGGTCTGGAGCCGCTCGTCGGTGATGCCGGTCAGGCTGACGATGTTCTCCGGGAGGGTCTCGCCCTCGGGCAGCTTGATGAAGGTGTCCATCTTGCCGGCGATCCGTAGGCCGCCGGTGGCCGTGCGCTCCACGCGCAGGGCGGCGAGCTCGATGATCTGGTCGTTGTCGAAGTCGAGGCCACTGGTCTCGGTATCAAACACGACGAGGGCCTTGTAGCGGTCGAACAGGGTGGAGAGGTTACTCATGCCGGGCCTCCTTTCCGCATTTACACGGTGCAGCCGTTCCAGTGAGCAGCCACTCCAGCCAACAGCGCTCGCAGTGAGTACAGTCGCAGTGGACGGATCCGACGGGCGGGTGCCCCTTGCTTACGACTTTGGCGATCTCCTCCGCTGATGCGGTACGCATAAACTCGAGGCCGGTCTGATTATTCATGGCGGGCCTCCTTCTCGCGGGTAGCTCTCAGGGTGCCGAGCATAAACGAGAGGGCTGTGGTCAGTTGATCCTCGGTGGCGAAGGTGCCGCCGAACTGCTCGGCCAGCGCCGCGATGATCTCGCCGGCGTGCTCCGGCGTGACGTCGTCGGTGGCTTCGTCGTCCTCGATGGAGATCAGGAGATCGGAGTCCAGATAACAAGCGGGGCGCAGGCCGCAGTTGCCGTAGTAGGCGTTGCCCCTGCACAGAGCGCCATCGGGGCCGACGCCGCGGGCGAGTGACTCGTAGCCGTTAGACTTCGTGCTGAAGGCGGTGGAGAGCCACCACCAGTCGTCTGCGTTGGGGATGACGTCGCGGTTGCGCCGGTACTGGTCGACCGTCAGCAGGAAGATGGTGACGGTGCAGGTGCCGTAGTCCTTCAGGCCGTCGTCGGTGGTCAGGTCGAGCTCCGTGGTCAGGAAGGCGTTGGGGCCGTTCACGTCCTCGAGCAGGTTGTCGAGGTAGGCGCCGTTGAGGTATTCCTTGCTGCTGGCGACGGCGAAGTTGTTGCAGTTGCCCTCGTCAAAGGCTCGGGTCTCGATGATGTCCTTGCTCAGGCAGAGTGCGCGGCCATCATCATTCTCCAGCAGGATCCAGCTCTGGCCGGCACAGTCGAAGGCCGTGCCGCGGGCGGCGTTCTTGAGTGCGATCTTTTTCATGTGGTTGCTCCTTTCGTTCTCTGCGGCCGAGCCTTCTGGCTGGCCTGAATGTTCGGCAGGGTCTCGCCGGCGCGGAGCCGACTCTCACAGTGCGGGCAGATGTAGCCGGTGCGGGGGATCTTCTGGTAGATGCTGACGTTCCAGTCGAGCCCGCAGCCGACGCACTTGGCTGTCATGGGCCTCCACCTCCTTCCGCAGCCAGAGCCTCGAAAACGTAGCGCCGGATGCGGTTGCGGTACTTCTTCCGGGTTCTGGCTTTCTTTGCGTGGGCCGCGAGGTGCAGCCACTTCGGCGGCACTCCGATGGCCCTGACCGATACCTTCCAGAGCTTTTTGAAGGCAGAGAGCACGGCGTTGATGACCAGCTTCATGGCTTCGGCCAGCTTGGCGGCGATTTCCCGCAGCGCGTCGGCCAGTCTATCAAGGGCTTCGCGGGCCTGCTGCATCTTCTCGTGATCGGCGAGTGCCATGCTGCCGTCGTAGACGTAGGGGCTCAGCTCGTCATCGCCGCCGTCGGCCAGACGCTCGCAGAACGGGAGGCCGGCAGCTTCGGCAGCCTTGCGGCCCTCCTCGAGGGCGTCCCGGCCTTGCGTGACTTCGCAATAGTCCGCGAGGCGGTTGTGGCCGCCTTCGTAGTGCCAGCGGATCCCGGCGGCGATCTCGTCGATGGTCATGTCCTCACCGAAGTGGCCGCAGTAGTAGCCGTTGACGATGACGGCGTCCGGGTCGGCCTTCAGGATCCCGATGGCGTCGTTGAGGTCGTCGGTCTCCCACTCGCCGTTCCAGATGTCGCTCCAGATCGTCAGGGCGTTCCACGAGCGGCCGGTGCGATACACGATTGTCCAGCCGATGCCGTCGCGGATCTCCGCGGCGAAGTCTCGGGCGATGTCTCTCAGTGCTGCCATGCTGGCGCCTCCTCTCTGGTGATGTGCACGACGGTGACGAGGTCGTCGATCTCGTGCTTGGTGGTGTAGGTGTCCCGCTCGTCGAGCCCGATGTGCCGCAGCAGCGTCTCGGGCCCGTCCAGCAGGAAGGCTGTGACGGCCACGGCGTTCAGCCGATAGACCGTGACCTCCACGGTGCAGCGGGCGCCGTCCTCGTCCAGCGTGGACGGGAACGAGGCTCGGCAGATGGGGCTCGCTTCGTATCTGAAGGCGGTCGCACGGTTCTCGCCGGCGATGATGTCCTTCACAAACTCCTCGAAGGCTTTGCGAGGGATCGAGCTGCGGTACTTGTCCAGCGTGACGTCGGCGAGCTGCCGGATGGCTTTGGTGTTCATGTTCCGCACCTCCTCAGCAGGCGTCGCCGTGCGGGCCGACGACCGTGACATGCTTGGTGTTACCGTCTTTGTCCTCGTAGATTTCCTCGACGCTGTTGTCGGCCCAGTTGATCGTCTCCTTGAGCCGCCAGCACCGAGCGTCGTCCGCAGCTTTGGCGGCTTCGCGCGCTTCTTGCTGGAGCTCCTTCAGGCGTCCGAACTCGCTTAGCGTCAGGCTTGCAAAGGGTTCGCTCAGCGCGTAGTCGCTGAGGTAGAAGCTGATAAAGCTATGGCTCCAGCCGGCGTTATGCCAGCCGCTCGTTGCTTTTTCGGCGAAGGCTATGAGCTCGGCGTCGTCCTCGATGGGGCCGCGCTTGCGGTGTTCAAAGATGAACTCGTCGCGGGAAAAGACGGGTTTTCCGTTTACATAGCCGTACACATTGGGGTTGTGTGTCATGGTGGTCTCCTTTCGTCTTGGCCCGGCCAGAGCCGGGGATCTTAGTGGTGTCGAGTCCCTGAAAAGCAGAAACACGACCGCCGGATCGCTTCAGAGAGCAGCGCGGAGGGGGTGCGCAGCTCGTCCATTTTCAGCGTCGGGGTCGTGTGATCGTTTTCATGTTGGGCTCTCCTTTCTTCGGCCCGGCGCTGCCGGGTGTTCTTGGCTACTGTGCGGCCGGTGCTCGTTTACCTCTGCGCTTGAAGCTCTCACGCAGCCGCCTCTCGGCGAGCTCTGCGCTGTACCCTTCGCGCTGGTTGGCGTCCAGCGCGCCGGTCGCGCCTCGCTGGAGCTCCTTATAGATCGTGGTATGGTGAACGCTCAGGCGGGCCGCAATATCGACCGGCCGATCTCCGAGCAGATGCCACGCCTCGATCTTCTTCCTGTCCTCGAAGGTCAGGTAGCGGTACTTTCCCGTCAGTCTCACCTCCGTCCTATGGGGTTGTAGTAAAGAAAAAACGCACAGCCGACTCGTTTGAGTCTCTGTGCGTTTAATGATAATGGATGGCAAAATTTACGGCACCCAGATGCGGTCTGCACGGGTTATCTCGCCGTTTTGGATGGTCACGGTCGTGTTTCCTGCATTCCACCCATAAGCATCTTCTTCATTGCTCATTGCATCACAAACCGTCCGATCTCCCTTTACGATCACTGGGTCGGCTTCAAAGTCTGCTGCACCGTCCGATAGTTCGATATCGTCTGCCATAACAAGTTGCTTAACCACTCCAACTTCATAATAAGCGGGATAATCATCCCATGTCAGAGTCCGGTAGTGGTCATCCTCTTTGCATAAGTCAATACCACCTTCTTCTATTCCACCGTTGATGGTCACATAGTTGTTTTCTCTCTCAACGCTTTCCACTGTTAGGGCTGTAATTTCCTCTGTCCCGTTTAGATGTGTTATAATGGTATCTCCTTCGCTCAATGCTTCAATATCTGCGGCTGTGTACCGGTCATAGTCGTATACAACAGCATTGTTGATGGTATTCTTGCGTTCACCGACCCATACTTTATCGCTTTCAAAGCTGATGTGATAAGTGCCATCCGAAAGTGGGTCACTCAGTAAAACACCTTGCAT